GCCCGACTTCGCGTCATTGTCCGCGCCGGTTGAGTATGACCAACTACGCAAACCGTTCCAAGGCGTCACGGCCAAGACGGAAAAGCGTGTGCGCACGACGCACGGGGGACGCATTGTACCGCTCACCCGGACAGACCTACGATGGTATGCGGCAGACGTCGAGACGGCGCAGAACCTCGCCGATCAGGGACACATCCGCATGGCGGCCAAATTGTGGCAGGCCTGCCAGACTAACGGCGTAATCAAGGGCGTTCTGGGCACGCGTAGCTCCGGACTTCTGCGATTGCCGCGGAGTTTTTCAGGTGACACGAAACACGTCGCGGCGTTGACTGGCGACTCCACTACTAACCGTCCGGGACAGTTTGATCTGTACATGCCGCCGACCGAGCTCGCGCTTCTCGAAGCCGATGCCGTCGGGTTGGGCGTTGCGGTAGGCGAATTCCTCCCGGTAGTTGGCCGCAAGTTCCCGGTGTTCGCTCGTCTGCCCCCGGAGTTCCTACGCTACTCACCAACAGAGAATCGGTGGTACTATCGCTCGCTCGCAGGTGAGCTGCTGATCACGCCTGGTGATGGCCGGTGGTTTCTGCATTGTCCCGGAGGGCGCGTTGCGCCTTGGAACACCGGGTGCTGGGCAGCCGTCGGCAACGCGTGGATTACGAACTTGCACGCCAACGAGTACGAGTCGAATTGGGAGGCTAAGCTCGCCCACCCCGCACGATTCGCGAAATACCCGCAAGGCGCGAACGAAGCGGCTCAGCAAGGCTGGTTCGATCAAGTCGGAGCGTGGGGCGTCAACACGGTGTTCGAAGCGCCGCCCGGCTACGACGTCGAGCTCATCGAGTCGAACGGCATCGGCCACCAATCGTTCGGGGCTACTATGTCCCGCGCCGATCGCAACGCAATCATAGCCATCGCGGGACAGTCGATTAGTACCGACGGAGGCAGCGGTTTCCAGAACAACGACATTCACGAGACCATCCGCGAGGACCTTATCCAGTTCTCCGGCGACGCGCTTGCGCACACAATCAACACGCAAGCGATGCCGCAGCACGCGCACAAGACCGGATACGACACGAACAATCCGGGACAGGTCGGCTGGGACACTACGTCCCCGAAGAAACGCGCACAGGTCGCGAACAGTTGGAAGTCTGTCGGCGAGGGGCTCAAGATGGTCAACAACGAGCTTAAGAATTACGGCGTGCGCGTTCAGATCGGCGAAGTCCTGAACATGAACGGCATCAAGGTCGAAGCTCTGAACGAAAAGACCACGACGCAAGCCATCGAGCTGGGTGTTGAGACCCGCGTGGCTGTGACCCGCGTGTTTGAGGCGCGCGCCGCAGACGGTCTACCAGAGCTTACAATGCCGGACGGCAGCCGGGACCCGGACAACGATCTCACGGTTGCAGCTTTCAAGGCGAAGCAGGCCGCGCAGCAACAGGTCGAGGGTGCGGCCGAAGGTGCGGAAGAGTCGGGGACAGATCCAGACGCTGTAAATCACGAGGCTTCCGAGACTGAGCTCGCGCCTGAGGAGTCCGGGACAGAATGAGAACGCTCCAAGGTCCACTGATGATTGCGCCGCACCTAGCAGGTGTCGGCATGAAGTACCCCGAAGCCGTCGTTACGATGTCTGTCCAGGACGACATCACCACAGTGAGCGTCTCGGGACCAATGCTCCGGGACGACCATCAACGCGTCGTCAAGGCTATCGGCTCAGCCCTGGCCAGTCCCTCACCAAACGTCGTGCTCGCACTGGACTCACCCGGAGGCGAGGCGGACTTTCTCATGCAGAGCGTACGCACTGCCCGGGACATGATTGCCCGCTCAGGTAAACGCGTCGTTGCGTGGGTCCCAGCGGTTGCGCTCTCCGCCGCCTACGCGTGGGCTTGTGCCTGCGACGAGATCTATGCAGCGCCGGAGGCGCTCGTCGGTTCCATTGGCGTCATCCAGTTCCTCGCGGACACCACCGCGGCTACCGCGGCCCAGGGTGTTCGGCTGATTGCGGTGACGTCAGGGACAAGAAAAGCGGACGGCTCACCCGACGTGGAAGCCACGTCAGAAGTTATCGCGTCTGCCCAAACTATCGTTGATGGTTTGGCGGATTCGTTTTTCGAGCTCGTCTCGGAGGCCCGGGGCGTGTCCGTCAAAGAGGTGTCGTCTTTGCAAGGCGGGACAATGGTTGCTAAGCTAGCCGGGACACTGATCAATGATACGATCGCTAGGTCGGATCTAATGGCCGGCGTGTTTAAAGGAAATAAAGAAATGTCTACAATATCGGAAATGCTGGCCGCAATCCAAGCCGCGGCAGCCGAAGGCGACGAAGAGGCTATCAAGGCTCTCGCCACGTTGACTGCAACGGATGACGAAGAGAAACCAGACGCCGCGGCAACCTCCAACGCTGAGGAGACTCCTCCACCCTTCCCACCCAAAGACGACGAAGAGAAGGAAGCCAAGGCTGCTAGTTCCCCCGTCATATTCAAAGCCATGAAGGCGCAGCTCGCAGCTCAGAAGCAGGAGCTCAAGCAAATCCGCGACGAAATCAAGCGGGACAAGTTGCTTGCGTCCCGGACTGATCTTGCGCCCGAGACGCTTGCGGTCCTCCGCGGCGCTTCGCTCGAAGGCGTGCAAACCACGCTCAAGGCGTTGGGTCCCGCACCGGATGCGCCTGTCGCTGCCGCTGTTCGGGGCGACACCCGCAGGTCAAACGTCGAGGCAGCCGCTGTCCCGAACGACGCGACGTACACCCGACGACTCCGCATGGGACTAGTGAAGAAAGAGCCGGCGATCGTTCGCTCGGCCAAGTCAATCAAGTTCGGCGTTATGGTGCCGGACGTGAAAGCAGGTAGCTGAAATGGCTGATCGAGGTAGACGGATTCGAAACCGTCGAACAGAAACCCGAGTGCTGGCAAGCGGTGAAGTGGCCGTAGTCGGAGAGATCGCTAGTCTTAACACCGCCGACGGCGAGTTCTACGCGGGACAGGCTCTAACTACTCTTGTCCCGCGCGGTTACTTCTCAGAGAGCAAAACCGGCGACGGCACTGTAACCGTCAAGGTTGAGTTGTTCCACCCCGTGCGGCAACACGGATTCACGAACGACACCGGCGGCGGTGAAGTGCTCGCGGCCAACATTGGCAGTGAGTGCTTCATCAAGGACGGCGACACTGTTTCGATGACCTCCACCAACCGGTCGAAGGCGGGACGCGTTGCGGGTCTCGAAGGCGGCATCGTGTGGGTTGAGAACGGCCCAGCCGTCACCGGACCAACCGGGGCAGGTATCGGCGGACAACCCGCGGCTATCGCCACGCAGACCCGTCAGCTCGACGTCAGTCTTAACGAGTGGTCTCTGGCCACTGGCGGACCGATGGTCATCTTCTCAGGTGGCAGCACTGATGGCGCAACGATCGCCGATTCCGAGGCTAAGTGCCTGCGTTTCAACAACGCCGCAAGCACCACGAAGTTCATCGCGGCAGTTGGCTTGCCAGACGAGCTGGATCCAACGGCTGACGTCGTTGTCAAGGCTCTCGTTTCGAAGAGCGGAGCTACCATCACTGATGTGGTGAGTCTCGACTTCGAGGCTTTCTTAATCGGTGAGGGCGACCTTCACGACGCTGATGCCGACGCAGGCGGGACAAGTTCCGTCCTTTCTGCACCGTCAGCCGCGGCGAAGACCACGGAGGTTCTGTCCCTCACCATTGACGCGGCAGACGTCGACACCACCTTCCCTAAGGTACTCAACTTGTCAATGGTTCCAACCGCCGGGACTTTCACCGTTGACGACGTACTCATCCACCGAGTCTGGCTGGAATACACCCCGCGCGAGATCGTCTGATCTTAGCCTGACCCACAACACACGCAGGACATAATACAATGGCAGGACATCAACTCACGCCAGAGTGGACCGCAGGCTTCGAGGAAGATCTACAGATCATTGCCGAAGAAGCTTATGCAAACATGAGCTCCGACCTATGGTGGGAGCTCGTCGCGAAGCGCGTCGAAGGCGACAGCAAGAAACAGCGCATGGCTTGGATTGTCGACACTGCATCTCTAGAGACTCTAGAAGATGGAGAGATGACGTTCGAGGACATGATGGCTCATCAGTACGAGTATGAGCACTTGGAAGCTGGCAAGGGTCTTATCCTGAACCGCAATGAGTTCACGGACAAGGACGCGAACGGCATCGATATGGCGACCGCTTGGAACCGCCAGATCGCGGCGTGGATGGCTTACTGGCCACAAGACGCAGTTGCCCAAGCGTTCATTGCCAACCCGACCGCGTACGATGGAATCTCTTACTTCGCGAACAACCACCCGTGCAATCCGCTGGCTCCGGCCGGCGGAGCAACGTACAGCAATCTGCTCACCGCGTTTCCGCTGAACGCGGCTACCGTTGACATCGCGCTCGACAACCTGAATGCTGCGCTCGCGTACATCAGGAGCGAGGTACGAACACCAGACGGCAGGGCGCCGCGTCGGCTCAAACCGACGCATATTCTGCATCCTCCGGCCATGTCAGGCAGAGTTCAGCAACTCACATCAGCTCAGTTCATTTCGCAAGATGCCGCGTCAGGCGGTGGGAGTGCTGACATAAGCGGCATGAGCCACCGCAAAAACATGGCTGAGCCGGTCGAGTGTGCAGAGCTCGCGGCCGTGTACGGCGGAAGCGACGCTGACTGCTACATCGTGTGTTCGGACGTTGTGTCCGGGACATTGGGCGGTTTCATCTACAGCGTGCTGGAGGACTTCGAAATCATCTCGCACAACCCGACGACCGCCGCGGAACTCGCGCTGATCAATCAGTTGCAGTGGACCACCCGGGGACGCAACGTGGTTGCTCCGGGACATCCATTCGCGATCTTCAAGATCGTAGGCTCCTGATCGATGGCTGGTTATCTAGTCGCAGCTACTGGCGATCCGACGATCGCGTTCGAGATGTATTCGGTGATGCCACCGGCGCATGTCGCAACGATCGAAACGGCGTTCGCCGGGTGGCTGGATAACCAGCTTCTCATCAAGTCACGGTGGATCGACTCGCGCTTGCGCAAGCGGTGCACCGTTCCCTTCGGGACACCCGCCCCCGAAGTCGTGAAAGATTGGCTCGCCCGTATGGTCACCCCGGTGGCATACTTGAGGTTAGGGGTCGACCCCCTCGACGCGCAGGCTGGTGACATCGTCCAGGACGCAGCGAACGCCAAAGCTGAAGTTTTAGAAGCAGCGAACGGCGAGATCGGTCTGTTCGATCTGCCGTACATCGAAGGCCAGGGCTCATCGTTCGACAAGCCCGCGACCCGGTCCTACTCCGAACAGTCCCCGTTCGTTTGGAAAACTAGGCAGCGGACGACCGGTTGCCAAGAGGATATTGACGGAGAGGGCACGACGCGTTGAGCAACGTCATCGCAAAACTCGAGAAGCTGAAGCGACTTGTCCCGGACAACGTGGACGAGATCAAGGGCGCCGTTGCGTCGACGCTCAAGCTCACGGCTGCTCTGGGACAGACTCCGGACGGTACGCCGTGGGAATCCGTGCACGAGGGCTTCGGGAAGCCGTTGTCCCGAGCCGCCGAGGTCATCCAAGTTCTAGGCAGCTACGACGGCTCAACGCTCTCTATCGTCGCGAGACTGACCGAGAAGCACTATGTCCTGCACCACATGGGCATAGCCAACGGCGCGGTGCGTCGGCAAATTATTCCGGAAGGAGAGCACGAACCCGTGCACGCTGCAATCCGGGCTGTCCTGGACGGGAAGTTCAAAGAAGATGCCTGAGCCTGCACTCGCGCTGCTTCAGCTGTATGACGGCGTTGTCGCTCAATTCACGGCAGACGGCACGGCAGCGACCAGCTCGTTCGGGTGGAAAGAACCCGACCGCCAGCGTTTCGCCAACGTGCGGCGCGTGATTTGGGTCCCGGGCGATGACAGCTCGACGGACAGATTCCGTGCGGGACAGGTTCGGCCACCTCGCGACCTGGAACACTTCCCTCGCCACCTTGCAAACTTCGACGAATTGTGCACGGTGTACTGCTCCGCAGCAGATGTAACGGCGCTGACCGTCGAGCGTTCGCAGTACGTAGACGCGATCTTGATATTCCACGCGTTTTACCGCGCGTGTTACCTTTGCTACAATGGCCGGTTCAACTTCCGCGAAGTGCACTGGGCAACTGAAAAGAAGGAGCGTTCGTTCGGCGTCTCTATTCGTGTCATACTCGAAGTCTACGGCGCAATCCCAGATGTCCCGCTCGGATCCGATTTCGGGGGCGAGCTCGTCAAAGCAGATACGGCAGACGTTTCGGCCGAAGTACTCGACCCCGACGACCCACCTAACATTATTCACACGATACCAACTATCAGCATCCCCGAGGATTAAATGTCGCAACCAACCGTGAATATCACGCGCCTAGACAATCAGACTGGCGTCGTGTCCAACTCGCTTCGGAGGAGCGTCGCAGTCATTGGCGTCTCGTCGTCCGGGACAACTGACCTCCCCACGCCGGTCACCACACCGACCGCGCTGTCCAACACGTTCGGGACAGGCGAAGGTGTCGAGGCGGCCGCCCACCACATTGCGGTAGGCAACAAGGTGTTATTTGTCCGCGCCGGTCAGTCTGTTGCGGGGCAGTTCCTCGACGCAGTCAGTGCGGCTGATGGCACGGTGTCTCTATTCGCCGACGATAACGCCGGAACGTCGGTCATTACCGAAGGCGCTGGATCGCTGCCTCTCGTCGCTGCTAACGTCGTCGTTTTATTCAACGTCGGCGGAACGGTCGGCACGACCGGCATCATCTACCAGGTCAGCACCGATGGCGGTTCGACCTACGGACCGGTCAACGCGCTAGGGACAGACGTCGATTTCGATCCGATCACCGGGGTCACCGTCGAGCTTGCAGCCGGGACAATCTCGACCGGCACGCTAGTGACGTTCACCACAACCGCGCCTATTCTGGCGAGCGCAGGCGAGCTGGTCAACGGCATCACCGGCACGAGTGTCCCGACAATCAACGCCACGCCGCTCCCGACCGACAGCTACGAGATGATGGTCAAGTTCGTGACAGGCGGGGTAATCGGAGTCACCGGCATCCAGTACCAATTCAGTTACGACGGCGGCCGAACCTTCGGCGCTATCACTGAGCTCGGCACCGCAACCAACTTCACGATGCCCGGCGGCGGTCGCGTGAATCTTGCGGCCGGGACAATCGTAGCGAACGACACGCTGTCCTACCCGACCTTGAGTCCCGCACCAAACAACACCGAACTGACCGCGGCGTTCCAAGCGCTTAAGGCAAGCGGTGCGGACTTCGAACAGATCCTCGTCACTCACCCGCTCGATGCTGCGCAGATCACGATCTGCGACACCGAGACTAGCGGCATGGCGACCGTGGGTAAGAATCGCTACTGGCGCGGGACAACCCGGCTGCCTGTCGGGTCCGAGACGGAAGCGACGTACCTCGCGAGTATCGCCAGCATGATCAGCGCGTCGAGCTCAACTTACGGCGATCTATGCGCCGGCGCGTGCGAGTTTGCTTCGGGACTCACCGG